GGTGACACGGCGTGGCCGACTTGCGAGCGTATTGCGCCGCGCCGGTTCTTCATGGACCCGCAGGCCGAGCGGTGGGAGGACTGCCGCTTCTACGGCCACATGTGGCGCATCGACAAGGACGACCTCGAAGACCTTGCGCGCTCCGGTAAGGACCAAGGCTGGAACCTTGAGGCCATTGAGGAACTGAACTCCAGCCAGAACCCGAACCAGAAGTACGGCTACGGCCACAAGGGCGGGCCTGACCGGGACGAGATCTATTGCTACGAGATCTTTGTTCCTGAGATCAAGCTGGACGACGCACCGAGCGAGAAGGCTGGGTTCCACGGCGCGATCTACACGATTGGCTGTAACCAGCCCCTGGGCAGCGCGGACGACGACGCGAAGGCGTCCCTGATCCGCGAGCCGCGTCCGTTCTACGGGCCGCGCACGGGGCCCTACATCCTGTTCGGTGCGTACAAGGTGCCGGACAACCCGTACCCGCTGGCGCCGCTTACGGCGGTCGAGGCGCAGGTGCGTGAGTTGAACGACCAAGTGCTTGCGGCTTCGGCCAGCATGATGAAGCACAAGCGCATCGTGGGTGTGAACGACCCGCGCACGGCGCAGCTTGTGAAGAATGTCGAGCACGACTATGTGGCCGTGGTGCCGTTTGAGGACGGCAAGGCGCTGGTGCAGGAGTTTGTCATGGGCGGACAAACGGACCAGCAGGCCAACTGGATCGCCACCTGTCGCAACCGCGCAGACAGAGTGTTGGGCATGGATGAGGCTTTGCGTGGTGCCGTCTCTGGCACCGGTACAGCCACCGAGCACAGCATTGCGTCGGAAGCGGCCAGCACCCGCATCGCATTCATCAAACAGAACTTCACAAGTGCGACCGTGCGGCTGCTGAACGGGGTGGCGTTCTACCTGTATCACGACGACGACATCGTGTTCCCGATTGGCGTCGAGGCGGCGCGCGAGCTTGGCCTTGGCGATCAGGATGTCCTGATGTTCCAGGGCGGTGGTCATGAGGGCAGCGACTACAGCTTCGAGGACTTGGAGCTGGAGATCGAGCCTTACAGCATGGAGCGTGCGTCGGAGGGCCTTGCCCAGAAGCGTGCGCTTGAGATGCACAGCATGATCCTGAACAGCCTGCAACTGATGCAGGTCTTCCCCGACTACCCGTGGAAGGATCACTTCAACAAGATCGGCAACGCGATGAACGCGCCCGACATGGCGGAGTTGGTCGATCAGGAACTGCTGAACCGTCTTGCTCAGGATCTCTCGGCCCAGCGCCAGATGGACACGATGGCTGCGGCGCAGTCGATGGAGCCGCGTCTGAAGAAGGATGTCGGCCCGAACGGCGTGACCCGTGGTGCGCCGAGCAAGCGCGTGCCGATGGCGATGCAGGAGATCGGCTCGATCATGCAGCAGATGATGCAGCAGGCACCCGCAGGCGCGCCCCAAGGCGTGCAAGGCCCCAACTCCGCGATGTGATGCCTACGCCGAAGAAAGACAGCCGACTCACCCGCGCGGGCGTGTCTGGCTACAACAAGCCGAAGCGAACGCCTGGGCACCCCAAGAAGAGTCACATCGTCGTGGCTAAGGAGGGGAGCAAGGTCAAGACGATCCGCTTCGGTGAGAAGGGCGCGAAGACCGCAGGTAAGCCGAAGCCCGGCGAGTCTGCTGCCATGAAGGCCAAGCGCAAGTCGTTCAAGGCTAGGCACCGAGCCAACATCGCCAAGGGCAAGATGTCTGCGGCCTACTGGGCAGACCGAGTCAAGTGGTAACCATGTCCGTCAAGATTGACCTGAACACCATCATGACTGGGCTGGTACTCGGCCTTGTCACATGGATCTTCACGACCGTCCAGCGCGTGGACAAGCAGATCGCGCTGGCTGGTTACCGGGTAGACGCGCTGGCCGCGAACACCTTTGACCCCGACTGTCCCTATTGCAACCACGCGCTACATGGACAAATCGAGCGGTAAGAGCCGGGTCAACGAGGCGGGGAACTACACCCGCCCCACCATGCGGAAGCGCCTGTTCGAGCGCATCAAGGCTGGCGGCAAGGGCGGCAAGCCGGGCCAATGGTCGGCGCGCAAGAGTCAGATGCTGGCCCAGCAATACAAAAGAGCTGGCGGAGGCTACAGAGACTGATGCCCCTGAAGAAGTCGCAAAAGTCCCTGAAGAACTGGACGGCGGAGAAGTGGCGGACCAAGTCCGGCAAGCCCTCGACCCAGGGCCCGAAGGCAACCGGGGAGCGTTACATGCCCTCTAAGGCGATTGCAAGCCTCTCAGCGGGGGAGTACGCTGCCACTACGAGGGCAAAGCGGAAGGCGACGAAGGCAGGGAAACAGGTCGCCCGCAACACCAAGAAGGCCGCTGCGGCTACCCGTGCGGCCCGCATCAACCCAGGTAAGAAGCGCGCAAAGCGCAAGGCAAAATGAGCAAGCGATTCGGAATCATCGTCAAGAAGACGCCCAACTTCGCCAGCAACCAACTGCCCCGGAACTGGAAGCACCACAAGGGCCAGTTCGACAAGGACGGTCGCCCGGTGTTCACCAACCGCCGGGAGATCGAGAACAGCATGGCCCGTGCGCGTGACAAAGAGGGCATCACCATCGAATACGACCAACTCTGATGACTGACATCACCCCCCAAGAGACTGTGGCGGCAGAGCCCGCCGTTGCGCCTGAGCCCCAACCTCAGGCCAAGTCGCCCGTGGACGAGCGTGAGGATGCGTACCTCATGCAGATCGACGGGGACGACCCCGATGTGACCAACGAGCCGACTGAGGAGATCCAGACCTCCGAAGCCGCTCCTGAGGCCGAGGCCGCCGTCGAGGACGACGCCGAGCCCGCCACCGAAGAACAAGCCAGCAACATCGACACGGATGAGCTGGCTGATGCCTGGAGCGTCCTCCGACGCGACGGGTTTAGCAAGGATGACCTCGCCGCTCTGAGCGACGATGCCGTCCTGCGTCTGGCTGCCCATCGCAAGAAGGTGCAGACCGACATCGACAGGAAGCTCTCTGAGTCCAAGACAAAGGACGAGGAGGCTGCCCAGCAGAGCCCCAAGGAGCCCAGCGAGCCGCAACAAGCAGAGGCCGCGCAGGGACAACCCGTTGAGGACAACCTGCTGCAAGCAGCCAAGTCGTTTGCCGACCATGTCGGGCTGGACGAAGAGGGTGCCCAAATCCTGGCTAAGTCCTACGAGGCGTTGCTTCAGCCGTTCCAGCAGCAGATCGCTGCGATGCAACAGCAGATGGCAGCGGCTCAACTGGAGTCAGCCAGGGCTCGACTTGCGAGTGACTACCCGCAGGTCGCGGACACCAAGAGCAAGGAATGGGATCGTGTGGTCGCGCGCATGAATCGCATGTTCACCAGCGGCGAGTCCTACGACACGGTAGAGGCTCTCATGGAGGATGCGATTGCGTTCGAGTTCCGAGACCAGATCCGGGCCGAGGCAGAGTCCGCAAAAACCAACCTTCGTAACCTTCGTAAGAATGGCGCACCGTCCAGGCCGACCGGAGCTACGCCGCCCGAGCCGGGTATCAGCAGCGATGAGATGGAGGACAGGATCCTCGAACTCCTCGAAAGCGATGCCCCGGATCGGGTGCAACGGGCACGGCTCCTGAGCGGGCGCTAGGGCATCTCACTAGGAGAAAGAGATGGCTTCTGCACTTAGCACCTTTACTGACTTCATTGACACCACCGGCCCGTCGTTCCTGACGAGCGCCGAAGATGTGGTGAACGAGGCCTGCAAGAACAACTACTTGCTGCGCCGCTTCCTTCGTGGGCAAGGTCCCTCCGAGACCGTTCAGGGTGGTTCCTCTATCAAGGACACCATCATGTTCGACGAGGAGAGCACCTTCCAATACTACGAGCCGAACCAGACCTTCACCTGGGAGAACCCCCAGGTCGTCGAGAACTGGGAGATCCAATGGCGCTTCTGTGTGGACCACATGGCCTACACCGACGCCGAAGTGGAACTCAATGTCGGCACCGGCATGTCCCGCGCTGCGCGTCACACCGCCTACAAGCGGCTGAAGCGCATCAAGGAGCAGCGCCTCTGGACCTCGATCCT